AAACGCACAACCTAACATTACAAGCACTGGTACATTGACAGGATTAAGTGTTGCTAGCGGTGCTATTACTGCGACAACACCTATACTAATTACACAAACATGGAATAACTCTAGTGTTGCATTTACTGGTATTAGACAGAATATAACAAACACTAACAGTGCTTCTGGAAGCTATCTATTAGACTTGCAAGTTGGTGGAACAAGCCAGTTTACTGTAGGTATAGACGGTAATATTATAGTAGGACAAAGCGGTAATGGTAGCATTACGGCAAACGTATTGACAACAGGTGCAAATACTACTGCAGGATCAATAACAGGTAACTGGTCGTTGACTGCAGGATCAAGATTAAATGCAACATACGCTGACTTGGCAGAATACTATGAAGCTGACGCTCAGTATGAACCTGGTACAGTGTTAGAGTTTGGCGGTGACAAAGAAGTTACATTAGCACAAGACGGAACAGCAAGAGTTGCAGGCGTAGTTTCAACTGATCCAGCATATGCAATGAACACAAAATGCCCGGGCATCGCAATAGCAATTGCCCTTCAAGGTCGTGTACCTACTAAGGTACGTGGCTCAGTACGCAAAGGCGACATGATGGTTAGCGCAGGCAATGGCTATGCAAGACCATGGAACAACCCACAAATGGGAACAGTTATCGGCAAAGCACTAGAAAACTTTGACGGAATCGAAGGCGTCATCGAAGTCGCAATCGGAAGATTATAATTAGGAAAACAAAATGGCATCATACGTATATACAGGTAATGGAGTATCACAGCAATCAGCAATAATTGCTACGGACAAGATTAGAATAGCAACTACGGGTGTAGGTATTCACGCGGTTACCGGTTACCCTAGAGTAGCAGGCACCGGAACAGCAACGGCAGCAACTAACAGTGCAACAGTCACTGGAGTAAGTACTGCATTTGATACTCAACTTGAAGTTGGTGGTTGGATAGGTAACACAACTGGAACAACAGTTGGAATCATATCAAGTATTGCAAACGCTACTAGTTTAACGCTTACTGCTAACGCAGGAGTAGCACTATCAAATGTTGCATACACTTATAATAATGCAGGTGTTCCTTACGCAATTGCTACACAACAGTCAGCAATTTATTCTGCTAACGATAGCTTCAATAGTGTTTATTGTGGTCAAGGCAATGTAGTAGCATTTCTTACAACTGGAGCAAATGCAAGTGCAGGTACAGAGTTTAGTATTAGTGAACTTGGTATGCCTCACGCTAATACTGGTACAGAATAAGATTTAGCTTGTGGCCAATTCAATATTTTACTAGGGTCACAATTAGCTATTTCAAACATTCTTTTACGATTGTGTAATAACATTTCAAATTGACTGTTCCATAAATCATATAACTCTTCAGGCGTCTTTGTATAAAGCGCCTGAATTTGTTTGACGACACTTTCGTAATGACAATCTAAGTCAACATTCTTAAACAAGTCTTTAGGAGTGTATAAGTCTAAACGTTCTAAGACTTTGTACAGTTCTCTTCCACCGTTAATTAAGAACGGTCGCATTCCAAATATAGGTTTCCATGTCTTTTCTGACAAGTGATAAGGATCATCGTGGTCTGTTTCACTGGTTACAATTAAATAACTATCTTCCCAAATATCTAATTCACCTACTGAGCATAAGTCTTCCGGTCTAGTGAATCTAACATCACTTGAATGTTTGTCTTGGTCGGTAGTACCAGTTTTATTATCAATATCAGGGTAGTGACCTCTTTCAAATGTCACCCAACCCCTGTCTAATAAATTATTTTCAACTAGAGAGTTAACTAACCATTCACGATGTATTCTAGGTTTTCTATTGTATGAAAGGTATAAATGTTTGGGTTGTTTGTTCAACATCAAACTATTTGTATCAACCTTAAGATTATTATCTATGAACCAAGTAGGAATCCAAGAATGCCAGTGCTCATTAGAAAATCCTACAAATGAAGAACTATACCCTTTACTGGTAAGATAGTGATAAAATTTCATATTATGATAAGTTATCCAATTATTTCCATCAATAGATCCGGCATACCAAACTTTGACATTTTTGCCTGTACCCAAACTTTCTACTAGATCAATTAGAGGTTTTGTTTTATCCCAATTAGCATTAAACCAAGTAAGGTTTACTAATACGTTATGTTCGTATGTAGAAATAGATTCAATTTCTCTTTTTAAATGATTAAGCCACTCTCGTTCAAATGTTCCTAATTCTCTAGGTTCACCTGTGTAATAAATTACATCAGTAGTGTTTTGATAGAAAATTTGATTTTCTAAGTTGTTGAATTCATAAACTTTAGCCATGCTGATATTTATATAAATAAGGTACGGAGTTAAAAAATGGCATTTAAACTAGCACTTATTGAATTGGTAGACAGATACTGTATTGCACAGGTCAAACTTAGTATTCTTGGAAACAACCAAGAAGAATTTGATTTTTATAAAGAACAACTTAGTAGTGAGTTTGATATTTCTACAGTAGAGGCTGACTTAATAGAGTTGACTGATATTCATCGTAGAATATGGGAAATGGAAGATGACTTTAAAAAATGTGTAGTTGAATTAAAGTACCCATTAGAAGAAATAGGTCGTAGAGCTATTCTAATACGTGATATTAACAAAGACCGTTATGCCATTAAAAATAGGATCGCAGAAAAACTGAACGATCCTATACGTGAAAAGAAAAGATATCACGATCAAGTCATTGGATAATTGAACACTTTCTTGTTTGACAAGATATTAAAGTTGTGTTCAACGATAGTCTTGCAATTGATTAAAAACTCTTGCAATTCATTATCTTGCAAGTTACATAGTCTTTCGACTTCTTTTGCTATCTTATAACAACGTTTGCCTACATCCTGTTCATCATCATATGATTCATCTATGTAAGGACTAAATGTTTTATAACCTAACTGTCTCAGCAATCTAAGTACACCCGGCACTGCTACAATTAAAAATGGTTGGCGATGTAACATGGGTTTGAAAGTCTTTTCACTTATTGCCCTACCCAATGTGTTTCCTTTCTGAGAAAACTCAGGACTGCACAATGTCTCTGTTACTACAGAAAAGTAAGTATCTTCATAAAATTGCTTATCTAAACTACCGTACTCTGCACCGCGCCAGTTATTAGCACCATTTACATCGGTGTCTATGTATAGTCTACCTAATTCTTTAATCTTATTTTCATTTTCTAATATAAGTTGGCACGCCTCAGTAGAATTATTAGCCCACTTTAACATTTCTATGAACATTTCAGCCATAGGAGGGAAATCTTCTGAACATGCGTTTAAGCTAACATGTCCGTGATGACGTACATTAAGTGATTCTAGTAATGTTACTAATAATAATCTATGTGGTCTCCATTGTCCATTCAATGATATAAATTTTTTATTGTAGACTGATTTGGTTAGTGTATCTTTTGCAAAATCATAGCCTACATCCTTAATCTGCCGTGTAGCTACCATTTCAAATAGACTGATGAATTCGGAACGTATCTTTGGTAGATTGTATTTCTTACTGACAATCTCTATTTCTTGGTCAATATCGGCAGAATTAGTGAGGTATAAAATATTGTTTGGATCTATACCTGAACCTATTACAACGTCATGATAAATATCATCAATGACGTAATGATATGCTTCATGTACATTGGATATACATAGTGTTATTTCACCGTTTTTAATCTTATTGTATATGACTGTGCCTGCAAGTTTTTCTACAGTATGATGAAAAAACGCATCGCCATTTGTAAATTCTACATACCAGTAGTCTTTATCTTCCCAATTTCTGACAGCTTGCCCGGGCCAAATACCGTGACGAATTTTAGGTTCTGGACCGAGCCCGTAGCGATTGTTATGTGTTTCTAAGTAAAAAAATTGTTCTTGGTTAATGACAGACATAGCGATATTTAGTGGCCATACGAAAATCTGTATTTTTTGATAAATAAATGATACATTCTCATAGGGAGAGTTTATGCAGTAACCCACTGCGTAGCGGCTAGAACCCGCACATAACATTAAGGAAAAACAAATGGGACGTCCTCTAAAAATAGCTAAGGCCCAAACGGTCTTAACAGTAACAAACACAACAGCAACAACCAACATAGTTACAGTGTCACAAACACTAGCTACCGTAGGTGTTATTGCAGGTATGCCTTTCGTACCAGCAACAACTACAGGTACAAACTTAGTTGCAGGCACAACATATTTCATCTTGCAAATAACAGGTGCAAGTACATTCACTGTTTCTGCAACACCTCTAAACGCTAACCCAACATATACAGCAGTTACATTGACTACTGGTACAACTGCATCACAGTTGACAGTTGGTCTAGTTGACAGTGGTTTCAATAACCCTGATAACTCTAACACATCAGCACCTTCTGGTAGTGGTGAGACATTTGGTGTTGTTGGTGGTAATACAGGTCTATACGGTAAACAAACACTAACACGTGTTGCTATTGGTATTAATGGCACTGGTACATTGTATTCTGCTACAGATACTGCATATGTAACTGGTATTGGTACTGATTTAGCCAATACATTAAGTGTTGGTTCTGTGATTCAAGTAGCAAGCGCAAACATTAACGGTACAACAACAGATTACACTACTTTAGGTTTTGCAAATACAGTTCCTGGTTTAACGACAGTTGCTGTAGCTAATACACAAAATACAGGTAATATCATTGGTACTTCAGGTAATGCTCAGACATTGATTGCTAATGGTACAGTAAGATTTACTGCTAACTTAGGTGGTCTAGTAGCTGGTCAAGTTTATTTTGTTAAAGCTATTGCAAACGCAGCCGCATTTACGGTTTCCACAACATTGGCTGGTGCAGAAGTTGATTTGTCAAATGCTACTGGTACTCCTGACGCTCAACAAGACGTAGTTGAATTAGTTGCAAACGCCGCAGTTGCATCAACAGGCGCAGCCTTTATCTACGCTGATGACGAAGCCGGTTACATTGTTCGTCAAAAGGGTAAGACAAAGTATTTGGTAACAGGTGGTACTACTGGTTTAACAGCACAGTGTTTCACTGCTAACGTTGCTAACACAGCGTTGACACCAAACACAATGAACATTCTTTCTACTAACGCAAGTTCAGGTACTGCCTACATTTCTTCATTGAATGATTACAACTCTGAAATATTCCCAGCGCAAGTTGCAGCCGGATCATTAGCAGGTGGCACAGTATATACAATTTACAGTGCAGGTACAACAAATTGGACAGCAGTTGGTGCGTATGCTAATATGACTGGTATCACATTCACTGCTACAGGTGCTGGATCAGGTACAGGTACTGCGGTTCTTGCTACAGTTAACCCTGATGTAATTGCTACATTCGGCAATGCGGCAGCGGCAAATACATATGCTGGCCAACCTAACCCAATCGTAACTATCGCTAGTGCATAATCATGGCAACCTCAAAGACAGTTAAGTTCCAACAGACCGAAACTGAGGTTGCGGTTCTTCAAGTCCAAGTTGAAAACATCGAGCAAAAAGTCGGTGAGATCAAGGAGGATGTGAAGAGCCTTCGTCAAACTATTGAAGACCACGCCGAACAAAACCAGAAAACATTGAAGTCAATGGCTGACTCAAGTGCAAATGCACATAAAGCTATGTCTGATAAGATTTCTGCATTAGAGAAATGGCGATGGATGATGATGGGGGCGGGTATAGTTCTCGGTTCTCTAGGTTATGATACAATTGCAAAATTGTTAACACATTAAAAAAAGCCCCGATTAAGGGGCTTTTTTCGTTAGTATCTTTAATTTCTCTTGCACTACATCAAAGTTAACTGTATTAAACAATCCAGGATGTAATGGTTTTGGATAATGTTCTTCTTGCACCCAAGCATATCCGCAATGTTCATCATTTAATATAGGCTTAAACTCATCGTCTACTGAACAGAAAAAAGTGTGATATGTAAATGTACCGTTGACAAATTTTTGTATAGGAACAAGCTTCCAATCTTTTTTCCATACTTGCATTTCTTCATTACATTCACGTTCAAGACCTGCAAGCAACGTTTCATCACTTTCTATCTTTCCACCAGGCATACTCCAACTAGGATTCTTGTCTGTACGTAACAGATAAAGATACCTAGAAGTATTTTTGCAATAAAAGAAAATGCCAGCAGACGTACTCATACAATGATTTATCTTTATTAAATCACTATAGAATAATCTCCTTGATCGTACCAACCTTCGAATGACTTCATCCATGCAGCCTCGGCAGGAACATATCTATACTGTACGTTTGTTGTTAAATTAGTAACGTATTCTACGTCAGTGGCTTCATCGGCCGCAAATGAGACTTCCCATTCTGTTCCATTGTATTCAATAATGTCATTTGCTTGTGCAATTACATTACCCCAGGCAATAGTACTAGAGCCGGTATCACCTATGTTTTCTACAATCAAATATCGTCTACCGGGAATAGGTGCTGGTAGTCCAGCACCGGGGCCTGATGTTAATGGATTTACAACCGCATCAACTGGATCTAATGTATTCTGTGGTAACGTGTCAGGGTCAATGTTGTACACTAATATGCGGTCATCTAAAGGATCTACCACTATAGTACCAACAATCTCAGTATCCATATATGGATTCTGCAACCAAATTTGACTGATACCCGGTTGATATGCACCATACATGTTCAGTAATGAGGGCCAATACAGTGATGTATTTGGTGAGTTAGGTAACGTTAAGTTTTCATTAGACGGATCAAATGTTTGATTTGCAGGCAACAACTGTAACGTATTGTTCAATAGTAACAATTTATAACCGTATGGTGTTATCTTTTGTCTAGTACCTAACAACAAATCATCATTTTGCGTAGCTTCAAGTGCATTGCCTTGGAAAATACTTGCGATAATCTTTTGAATAACGCCCATCTTTTTCATCTTAGCACTAGTGCTTAACCATATTGGCATGTAGAACTTCCATGTCATAACGTCAATAGGATTACCAGTACCTTGTGGGATACTACGACTACTGAATGTTAATCCATCTTGGTATACAACAGATAAAGATGTCCAATCAATAAAGTTATCAGTACTTTGAATTTCCAATGATGGGTTGAACAACGTACCTAGTTGTTCTAATAACTCTAATTTTTGATTATAGTTTGTAGTCCAAAAGTCAACCGTAATTCGTAACGTATAAGGAACAGGCATTAGGCGTTCAATCGTAAATGCTTGTCCTTGTGTTGTTTCGTAGCTTTGTGTCGTTGCATTGTATGAGCGTTGTCTAACAGTCATCTTATCTACGTAAGTAGGGTCTTGTGTTCTACGTTGATCGTATTCAAGTCCACTGATATAATACGTAACTAATGGTGCGCTTGGCAAATTACTAGCACTGTTCTTGGCAATAATAGTACTTGCTTGACGACTGCTATCACCGTACATAATCGGTACACGAACTAATATGTCGTTGCCTGCAGGATCTTTTCCTTTGGTTACATACCATTCGCTAAAAATTTTAGCGAATTGTAGTAAGAACCTGCGTATTTGATTGTCGTAAAAGTATTGTGCCATGTTATTCTATTGGTGGTATTGGGTCTGGTGCCAAACGAAGTATTGTAGACAGACCCTGTGCCTGTGGAACTAATTTCTGTTCTTGTTGTAGATAAATTTCGTTATCGTTATTAATAAAGCCTGACAATAATGATTTATCATCGGAAGTGAAGCCTGTATCCGTTCTTACATTCTCGGAGATTCTGACCCACATTGTACCGTCCCAACGGAATAATAATTGCGGTAAATAGTCAGTACGTAAGAAATAGTCACCCACTTGCGGATTTTGCGGGAATGAAATACCAGTACCAGTTGGGTAACCGTTTGGTGCTTGACCATCTCCTGTTAAGTAACCAGCAGTGTAACCAAAATCTCTTGGACTGCTACGTGCAATATACTGATATCTAGGATCACAGTCAGCACGATAATCCATTTGCTGTGTAATGTCTCCTGTGAATCCAGGTAGTTCAGGGTTCTGATCGGCAGTTGCATATGTGTTGTCTGCTGTACCATATGGTCCTGTAACTGCACCTAAACTCTGAACAGACAGTATTACGTCACCTCTAATAGGCCCAGATCCTGTATCTGTTCTTTCGGGGGCAGTTTCTACTAACTGTAAACTTGCTTGTACAAATTTATCTAATAGTTCAGCATTATCCATATCGGCTGTCATGTCCCATATGCTCTTTAGTGCGGCTTTAGAAACTTTGATGACAGGACTTGCGTTTTTGAAATTAGAATCACGCATCATTGCAACAGTACCAGTTGGTGCCGCGCTAGAAGTGTTAATGTTGATAGGTGGTGCAGGTTGATTTACTTTGCCTGATAACACACCATTCTCTTGATACAAACCATATGTAGGAACAATATACAGTTTGCTATTATCGTAACCCGATTTAGGCAGGATACGTTGTGCTTCCTGTAATGCCGCATTGTTAACTTGAATGTTCTTGTTGTAAGTTGACAAAATATCTTTAAGATTGTCAGCGGTATCAAGTTGCCAATAGGTTGAATTTGGTGGCATTGTTCCTGCGGGAACTTGTGTGATCGCAGTGTAGTTCTTGTCACCAAAAGAAATAACATATCCAGCTGGATATGTTTTTGTGCTATCCCATTGTCCAAGATAGGTGTCTTTGTTGACAGGCTCCTGTAATATTTGACTGAATTCTTGACTGTCAACTAAAGGTTCACACTTGATACGCCATAGATGCGGGAACCAAGTTTGACTAAAGCCTTCACTTGCATAATTGGTGTCTGTTATTTGCATGAATCTTTTCAATGCAACAGGTATATCTTCTTTTAACGGATTGTAATCTAATAAGTGTGGTAATTCAAGTACATCACCTACCATCAACTTGCGACCAATGATATCAATCATGTCATTGTAGTGAATAGTAACGAAGATGATATCATTGTTTAAGAATAAACCAAACTGTGATAAGTCAAAATCTAAGTTCTGAACATTGTAATGTCCACGAAGTCTATAGATGTTTGGATCATAAGTCCTGTCACGGTTCTCTAGGAACAACAGGTCTTGTATATTATTTGGATTTAAGCTATCATATTGGGGTTGAGTGTAATCAACACTAGTACCCTCATTTGTAGGACCCAAATATTTGTGAATGTACAAATCTGTACCACCCACAGTTAATTGTTCAGAAATGGTCCTGTCCAAAAAACGATAGTCGTTTTGTTTATTTTCGCGGTAAAGGCTTAATCTTGGCATAAAGTATTTATCGTAGGTAAGGCTTGACAATAAATGGACTATGATATATAATACGTTGTACCTTGAAAAACGGAGCTAAAATGGCAACTCGCAAAACTAGTAAGAAAGTAGTAGACACTACAGGCGTCAAAACACTTGACCCAAAAGACCCCGATACTAAGTATTTTGGGTCAGAACCATTATTTGTCAATCAACCCACGAATCGGAACAGTGATCTAATTCGTTCATTCAATTGGTACAGTCGATTTTATGGGCGTAAGGACGCAAAAGATTTGATTGTTCAATATCTTGACTTAACCGGCAATGACGGTATCGCTAAAGTCATTCGTAAGGTTGATGAAAGTAACCTCAATCCAAGTTTGTGTTGGCTAGCCCGACTGACGTTGCGTGGGTTGCAACTCACTGATGAGGAAAATAAACGATTGCAAGATGAAATCAACCGTCTTGTTAAGAGTGTGACTGATCCTGAATACAAAGAAAGTCAACTCAAGGTTAATAAGAAACCTGAAGTAAAAGTAGAGGTTTCTCGACCCAACGTGCAAGAAATCATGAAGGAAAAGGCACGTGAAGCCGCAGGTGAAATTGAAGGCATGTTCGATGACTACTTACTTGCAGGTGCAAAGTCTACTTTCAGCTTCAAGCCAGTAGATGAATTGGCTAAGAAGAATGTATTGCCCCAACATATCTACATTTTCACTGATGCATGGAATCGTAAGCGTAATGAAATCGAAGAAGCAATGCAGGGTAAGGACTCTCAATTGGTTCAGGCTTATGGTCATTACACCAAGACTCAACTTAAAAACATTCTCAAGTTTATTGACCAGTGTTTGAGCGACTTCAACAGTTACGTTTCTATCAAGAAAGCCGCTAAAGCTAAGCCTCGCACACGTAAGGCAGTACCTGTCGAAAAGATTGTAGCTAAACTCAAGTTTATGAAGGTGTTTAAAGATGCCGCAACAAAGCTTGATTTGATTAGTTTGCATCCGATCAAACTGCACGGTGCTAGCGAAGCATGGGTGTATGATACTGCCAAGCGTAAACTGCATCACTATCTTGCCGATGAATACTCTAAGACTTTTACAGTCAAAGGTAACACATTGCTAGGGTTTGACAACAATCAAAGTGAAGTCAAAACACTGCGTAAACCTGCTGAACAACTCAAAGAAATTATGGGTAGCAAGCCGGCCGCACGTAAATACTTCAAAGATATCAAGGCAGTTGCAACTAGCCCTAATGGTAGGTTCAATGATGCTATGGTAATTCTCAAGGCATTTTGATGACAAAACTTCTGATTTGCGGTGACAGTTTCGCCGCAGATTGGACTGTTAAAGTAAAAGGTGTAGGTTGGGTCAATCTGCTTGAGCAAGATTACAAGGTAACGAATCTTGCACAAGCAGGTTGTAGCGAATACAAAATCTTAAAGCAATTACAGTCCGTTAATGTAGACAATTACGATTTGGTGTTAGTGTCGCACACTAGCCCCTTTCGCCTTTATGTGGACGAACACCCTGTTCACAATAAAGATAAGCTACATAAAAATAGTTGTTTATTGTACAGTGACGTAATGGAGCATTTGCCCAATTACCCTAAATTAAAGCCCGTAGCAGAATACTTTGAACAGTATTTTGATGTAGAATATGCGGAGCACATACATAATCTGTTGTTGCGTGAGATTGAAGAATTTTGCCCTCACAAAACATTGCATGTCTCACATATAGATTGGAAACATCTACATGAGTTTGATAATTTTATAAACTTCAAGGAAGTATTTACAAAACACAGGGGTTCTGTAAATCATTACACCGAAGAAGGAAATCAGATTGTGTATCAATCTGTAGTAAACCGTTTGAGAATAATGAATGAGTAAAAAAATAATGTTGATTGCAGGTGGTAGCGACCCTGCAGGATCTGAGATTGATGGATCATGTGATAGTCCATACAATCGGCAGAACAGCTTTGGAAATCTATTAGCACATAAGCTAGGGTACGAACCAGTAAACATTGCAATTGCTGGATCAGCAAATGGCGGTATCGTCAGAAGTGTCCTAGATTGGTTCAATAACAATTACGATCCATACAGCGAAGTATTTGTGTTGGTTGGCTGGGCTGATGGTATTAGAATGGAAGTTCCCTTCTATCAAAAGACATGGTACCATCAAGAATGGGATAAACACGTAGATTGGTATAGTCCCACACATGATGACTACATCAGAATTAATATGGGCTACAAAGGTAACGGTCATAAAGAACAGGATTTTATTGAAGGCTATCATAGATTCATGGCTGACAACGAGTTGTACCTAGAAATACTCAGTGCAACTTACGCCCTACAATTACAATACTTTTTAAAAATGCAGAAAGTAAAGTACTTGTTTGTAAACACTTTATATACCTTTACACAGGATCACCCAACATTGCAATGGTACAAGGATCAGATTGACAGAAAACGATTCTTAGACTTTGACAATAACAACGAACCGTTCTATTACAAGTATGCTAACTTGGGTTATAAGAACGCAAAAGCACAGTATTATCACCACGATGAAGTTCCTCATAAGCTTTACTCGGAACATATTTACGAGTATATTACTAAGAACAAACTACACACCACTTACAAATAAGGAACTAACATGACACAACATATTGATTTAAACAAATACCAACAATTCGTTGAGGCTGTAACTAGTAAGCCTAGTAATGACTTGACTACATTCCATGATCGACTTGATGATTTGGATAGCAACTATGATCCTGCGACTAGTGAACACGGTCCTGATATCAACGTTCCTTTATTATTGACTGCGGCTCTTGGGCTTGCGGCAGAGACAGGTGAATTCTGTGAGATTCCTAAGAAGATGTTCTTTCAGGGTAAGCCACTAAATGATGAGAATGTCTTTCACATGAAGCGTGAATTGGGTGACGTTATTTGGTACTGGGTCAATGCTTGCCGAGCATTAGGCCTTGACCCCAACGAAGTCATTGCTGAGAACGTTCGTAAGCTTGAAGCACGTTACCCAGGTGGTAGTTTTGATGCGAGTTATTCGGAAAATCGTAAAGCCGGAGATATCTAAAGCGTAATGTTCCTGATAAATACTCAATATCAGGAATCAACTATGACCGTAAGCGCATTAGCAACCCCAATGAGTACACCGTCCGGACTCACACTGGACGAATTAAAAGAAGCATTATTCAACAATATTCGCCTACGTTTGGGCGGCGATATTGTTGATATTGAGTTAGATCCTCAGCACTATGAGGCTGCATTTAATTATGCAATAAAATTGTATCGCCAACGAGCGCAAAATGCTACTGTTGAGTCCTACACACTAATGACAGTTATTAAGAACGTTGATACTTACACACTACCTAGTGAATTTATCAACGTTAGATGTTTGTATCGTAGAACAGTTGGTCTCGAAACTGGTCCTAGCTCTACAAGCTTTGATCCGTTCTCAAGTGCAATTTTAAACACATACCTATTAAACTATAACTACACCGGTGGCATGGCAACATACGACTTTTATGCAGGTTATGTTGAATTAGCCGCACGTATGTTCGGTGGTTATGTAAATTATACATTCAACCCCGTCACTAAAGTGCTAAGGGTAGTCCGTGACTTCAAGGGCACAGGTGAACGCATTCTTGTTTGGGCTGACGTTCAAAGACCAGAAAGTGAACTATTGCAAGACCCCGGTGCTGGTGTTTGGATTGGTGACTTTACTCTAGCAGTTTTAAAGGGCATCATCGGAGAAGCACGTGAAAAGTTTGGTAGCATTGCAGGCCCAGGTGGCGGCACAACACTAAACGGTAGTGCAATGAAAGCAGAATCTAAAGCATTGCAAGAAACACTTATAGAAGATTTACGCAGATACCAAGATTACAGTCAACCGTTAACGTGGATTCAAGGGTAAACTAGTTCTTTACTTTTTCATACTCCTGTCATATACTAAGTACTTGATAGGAGTTTCCACATGATCTTAGGCGTTACCGGCTTCATCGGTTCAGGTAAAGATACAATCGCTGATTATCTTTGCACATTTCACGGGTTTAAAAGATTGAGTTTTGCAGCCAGTCTTAAAGATGCAATCTCTAGTATCTTCGGATGGGATAGAGAAATGTTAGAAGGCACTACAAAAACAAGCAGAGAATGGCGAGAAGTGGTTGATCCATGGTGGAGTGAACGGCTAGGTCGAGAAATTACCCCACGTTGGGTGCTACAATTTTGGGGTACTGAAGTATGTCGCAATGGCTTTCATCAAGACATTTGGGTAGCAAGCGTGGAAAACAAACTACGAAGTACCAAAGATAACATCGTTATTACTGATTGCAGATTTATTAATGAAGTAGAAGCAATTAAACATGCAGGTGGAATCACTTGCCGAGTAGAACGTGGCCCTAAACCTGAATGGTATGAAGATGCGGTCAACGTTAATAAAGGACCTAGGCAGATTGGGTGGTCTATAGGTAAAAATAGATTAGAAAAACTAAAAATTCATGCCAGTGAATATTCTAGTGTAGGTCTAGAATACGATCACTACATAGATAACAATGGAACAATTGATTATTTACATAAACAAATTGAATCAATAATCAACTTGTAAGTCGCCACGTTTCCAAGTAACTTCTTTTTTCTTTACTACCTCTACGCAATTCAAACATATTGATCTGAGGTTACTTGGACTAATATTTTCTAGATCACCGTCTACATGAAACACGGTAATCTGACTTGACATAGCACTATGAAAGCCACATAAATCACATGTGGCTTTTTTCTTGTATCCACTTTTAGACCACAACGTTCTTCTAGGCTTTAGTTTATTTTTCTTTCTACCGCATTCATCACATATGCTACGGTAATGTGCAACACGATTGCGGTAGTAATTTATGGCGCAATAATTTTTATTGCACTTGGGGCAGATAGGACGGAGAATGCTCATTCTATATTTAGTTAAAAACCTTCGAAGGCACGCTAATCCGGCTTTTTTTAGTAATAACTATAAATACTGATATGCAATTTAGGTGGTAAACCTCATAATTTTACATAAAGGAAAAAGAAAATGGCATTAACATCTCCAGGCGTAGAAGTACAAGTAATTGACCAAAGTCAGTATCTTCCAGCCGCACCAGGTTCCGTTCCGTTCGTTTTACTAGCAACAGCACAAGACAAAGTTGATCCTAACGGTGTCAGTATTGCGGCAGGTACAACAGCAGCCAACGCAAACAAATTATATCAGGTCACAAGTCAACGTGATCTAGTTACCTTATTTGGTAACCCAACTTTCTATACAAGCAGTAATGGTACTCCTCTACAGGGCTATGAACTTAATGAATACGGTCTATTGGCCGCTTATTCTGTTCTTGGCGTTACTAATCGCTGTTATGTATTGAGAGCAGACATTGACCTAGCAAGCCTAGTCGGTACAACAGGTCGTCCTGTCGGTTACCCCGATGCCGGTACAGTATGGTTAGATACTACAACATCTACATGGGGTATCTATGAATTCAACGCTACAACAGGTAGTTTTGCTTTACAATCCCCTATCGTAATTACTGACTCTACTGACATGTCAGGTGGTGTTCCGTTAGTTACAATTGGTAATATTGGCGATTATGCTGTATATGCCGCACCACAAGAAGGTGTTGCACCAGGTACAGTATATGAATTCTTCTATAAGTTAACTAATAACGTATGGACTACAATCGGTTCTGAAACATGGAGAGAAGATTGGCCTACAATTCAAGGTACTGAATCTAATCCTGTATTAGACGCAGGCGATACATTCAACATTAACTTTGACGGCGATGTAACGTTTGCTGTTACTGTGCCTAATGCAGGTGGCGGTATTGGTAACGTAACAGGTGTAGCGGCTGAAATTAACAATTTAGGTTGGACATGGTTATCAGCGGCAGTACGTGATGGTAAGTTGTGCATATTTGAAGCATATCCTGAAGGTGACACTTCTCCTGCTCGTTTCTTAACTATTACTGCAGGTTCAGGTACAGTACTTGACGATTTGGGCATAGATGTAGGTACATATTATCAACCATTATTCACCTGGGGTACAGGAGCTCAACAGCCTTTATGGCAAGCAGGTCAATCAAACCCTCGACCAACAGGTTCAGTATGGATGAAAGTTGGCGGCACTGGTTTGAATCCAGTTGTTAAAGAATGGTCTAATGTTACTGAAGATTGGGTAACAAAAGAAATTGAATTATCTACATCAGATGCGGCAGTAATTGCTACTCTTGATCCTACTGGCGGTCAAGCAATTCCTGCAGGAACTATATATGGTCAGTATAACTTTAACGGTTCTTCAAAGAATACACCTGTGTATTTTTGGAAAAGAACAGCAACTGGTCCTACTGTAGTTACTGGAACAAATACTGCTCCTGACTTCTCATCATTGAGTCCAGCCGGAACTGGCCCATATTACTTGTATGTAAACGTGTCTGCTCCTAATTCTAGCACACTGTCTAGTACAACATATACGGTAACTATTGCTGAAGGTGATGATGCGAGTGATTTCATAGTTTCTTGGGCTAGTGCAGGTATCCCCTACACTACTGCTACTGTTGCAACATCAGGTGCAATTCAAATTACACATACTCAAGGTGGATGTATTGCTATCAGTGATGTATACATTTCGGGTGCATACAAAGGTAAGTCAAGCGGTGTTCTAGTAGAAGCCGGAATAATTGCAAGCTCAACTGATAATGTAAAATATTACAACTCAGCAGTGTTAACATATACAGGTGTTACACAATCAGCAACATCCGGTTCTGGTACAGGTATGCAAATATCAGTTGTAGGTGGTTATGGAGTATATGTTCCATTGCAAGCACCAACATCCGGTGGTAGTGGTTATGTAGCCGGTGAACTAGTCACTTTCCCTGGTGGAAGCTTAGGTGGTACTACTGGTGCAAATAATATGATCGTTGAGGTTTTGGCAGTTGATGGTGGTGGTGGCGCAACAGCGATAACATACATCTCAGGCACATCAAATGCTCAGTATAGTGTATTGTTGTCTAACTGGGCAGAATTCACATATACTGCAAATGAAGGTGCTCCTGTAGCAAATCCTCCTAACAACACAAATTGGTTCTACAGTGTTGTTGATGAAGTTGATATTATGATTAACTACAACGGCAACTGGAAAGGTTATAAGAATCAAAACTATGACTTGAACGGTTTCCCAACACCAACTGGTTCTAACACAACTGATCCTGCAGGTCCAATCGTAAGTGCTACTCAGCCAACAACTCAGAGTGACGGCACTGCATTAGTTTTTGGTGACTTGTGGATCAGCACAGCTAATCTAGAAACTTATCCGGTAATTTATCGTTGGCAGTCAGTCAGTGGTGAAAGCCAGTGGGTATTGATTGACAATACAGATCAAACTAATCCAGAAGGTATTGTGTTCGCTGACGCACGTTGGGCAACTAACGGCACAACAAGTGTTACGGACGATCCGATTCCAACAATCACTAGTTTATTAACAAGTAACTACTTAGATATAGATGCAATCGATCCGGCATTATATCCAACAGGTATGTTGTTGTTCAACACACGCCGTTCAGGTTACAACGTTAAACAATTCAAAGAAAACTATTTTAGCAACGCTAACTTCCCAGGTGAGTCTCTACCAACAGAAAGAGATGCATGGGTTTCAGTAAGCGGTCTACAGTCAAACGGTGCTCCATTCATGGGTCGTCAAGCTCAACGTGCTATGGTAGTTGAAGCACTACGTGCGGCAATCGACACTAACACAGACCTACGTGATGAAGATAACTTCTTCAACTTGATGGCTACTCCTAACTATCCAGAATTACAACCTAACATGGTTGTATTGAATAGTGATCGTGGTGAAACAGGTTACATCTTGGGTGACACCCCAATGGGCCTAAGTGACAGTGCTACTGACATTCAAGCATGGGCAACTAACGCCGCAGGTGCTACAAGCACAGGTGAAACAGGTTGCGTAACACGCAATACATATTTGGGTCTATTCTATCCAAGTGGTATTACAAGTGATTTAAGTGGTAACTTAGTTGCTGTTCCTGCATCACACATGATGCTAAGAACATTCATCAGAAACGATACAATCGCTTATCCTTGGTTAGCGGCTGCAGGTACACGCCGTGGTATCATTGATAATGCGGCAAACATAGGCTATGTCAATAGAACTACTGGTGAATTCCAAGTAATCAAGACACGCTTAGGTATTCGTGATGTTCTATACGTTAACTTCATTAACCCACTAGTGTTCTTCACTGGTCAAGGTCTATTGAATTACGGTAACAAGACAAGCTTTAACTCTAGCTCTGCATTAGACAGAACTAACGTTGCTCGTCTAGTCGCTTATATGCGTAGACAGTTGACATTGGCAGGTCGTCCATACGTGTTCGAACCTAACGATGGCTTCACAAGAGGTCAGATCGCTAACACTATCGAGTCATTGTGCTTAGACCTAGTTGCAAAACGTGGTATCTATGACTATCTAGTTGTTTGCGATGAAAGCAATAACACACCAGCACGTATCGATAGAAACGAGCTATGGGTTGACGTTGCAATCGAACCTGTTAAGGCAGCTGAATTCATTTACATCCCAGTACGTATTTTGAATACAGGTGAGTTATCAGGAGCATAATTTATTAAGTAGCGCCCTTCGGGGCGCACTAATAAAAGATAAATAAGATTAACAGGAGAAATACAAAATGGCAACAGCCTCTCAATCATTAAACAACTTCTCAGTAGCAGGCGGTCAAGACCTTAGCCCTGCAAACGGTACGTTGTTGATGCCAAAATTACAATACAGATTCCGTGTGTTGTTTCTCAACTTTGGTTTGGGTGACGCACAAGAACTAACAAGACAAGTTGTTGATTGCACACGACCTAACGTTCAGTTTGCAAAAATTACTCTTCCAGTATATAACTCAACAATATACATGGCAGGTAAGCACACATGGCAACCAATGAACATTAACATTCGTGACGATGCAGGTGGCAACGTTGCTAGAGCAGTTGGTGAACAACTACAAAAGCAACTTGACTTCTTAGAACAAGCAAGTGCGGCATCTGCTAGCGATTATAAGTTCAGCGCATACATTGAAATGCTCGATGGCGGTAACGGTACGAATGATCCAGTCATTCTAGAACGTTGGGAACTATATGGTTGCTACTTAGAATCAGTCAACTATAATGCTCTAAACTATAGTACATCTGAAGATATCAAAATTGCGATGACAATCCAATTTGATAACGCAGTTCAAGTTGCACCTGGCACTGACGGCGGATTCATAGAAGTACAACGTGGTGATCCAGTTGGAACCGCAACGTCCGTAGGTACTTAATACTTAACGTATGTCATACTACGGTGACAATGTTCAAGGAACTGGCACTCTTGCCAGTTCCGTTCTTAGAGATTTCACTCACGCTTCTAAAATTTTTAGACCGGCGGGTTATGCTCTTGCTCCAAAATTTAAGTTCTTATTTCATACGTTCTTTGATATCAACCCCGGAGTATATGATAGAAACATACTGACTGGTGATAATTTTGGATTGTTGGTAAAAACTGTAAAGTTACCATCGTTCAACATAAAGACACACGAACTTAATCAATATAACAGAAAAAGAATAGTACAGACTAAGATCAACTATGATCCTATAAACATTACATTTCATGATGATGGTATTAACACTATCACTAAGTTATGGGATGCTTATTACTCTTACTATTACAAAGACAGCACTAATCTAAGAGTATTCAAAGGTGATACTGGTACTGAAGTAGCGCCTAGTCAACCAGGCGCTGGTGCAAGCAATCAAAATTATAATGTACGTAACATTTATGATAGAAACTTAACTGGTAATAACAATTGGGGTTATATAGGTGAAACCTTTGCTAATTCAGAACAACAAGTTAAGCAACCGTTCTTCAGAAATATTACAGTATTTGGTTTCAATCGTCATAACTTTACTGCCTACACTCTTATCAATCCAATGATTACTAAGTTTGACCATGACACATATTCATATGCAGACGGTGGTGGTACAATGGAATGTAAGATGGACATTGCATACGAAACAGTAGTCTACAACGAAGGTGGTATGGATGGTAGAACACCTGACAATATTGTGCCAGGCTTTGGTATGGATGCTTATTACGATAAACGACCAAGTCCAATAACACCGACCGGTGAAGGTAGATCAGATCCTCGATCACTAGTACCGGGACCTGGCGTATACGAAGATGCAAGAGGCGGATTCATTAGGTCATTAAAGGGATAATCATGGGAGCAATTGCATCAAATAATAATGCTAACGTAGCATACAATTATCAAAAAGTTCCTGGATTAACAACATCTAACAGATTGCAGTCTCAGGCAGGACTAGCAATTTCATTGCGTGATAATCCAAATCTAAATAGAAATGTAGCCTTTTTGTTTCCAACAAACATGTCTACACCCAACTATGGAGCAGGATCACCTACTCTACTTGCAAGAAGTTCAATACAAACATCAGGTGATGTGACGTATGCAGGTAGGCAGACAAACCTGTAATACTATGCCTAGAATTATAGATGACAGAACAGAATTAGATAGAACAGTTAGAGTGTTTGATGCATTCTATCAAACAGATTTAAAACTCAATGCTAGTGAGTATGATATCGTTCATGGATACTTCACAAGCGTTTGTGAATCTAAGAACATAGCAGACAATTTCACGACTGTTCTTTTTAGAATCTCTACACAAACCGGTGTACCTGTACAACAATTATTAGACGAATTGAAGGGCAACGCCAACGCACTTACAATGAACAAACAAATATGTTATTGGCTTAATAGTCTAAAGTCAAAAACATCACTATATGGTGTCAGTGTTATACCACAACCAGTAGTTCCCGTAGCTAGAAATGTAGTACTGTGATATGGCAAAATGGGCACAAGGCATCTTCACTCCCAAAAATTCTCAAAAATATATAGGGAACCATAAGCCCAAATATAGATCGGGCTGGGAACTAACCTTTATGACATTCTGTGACACTAACAGAAATGTACTGTACTGGGCAAGCGAAGCACTACGCATACCTTATAAACATCCAGTTACTGGTAAACCTACTATATACGTACCTGACTTCTTTGTCGTTTATGAAAACAAGCATGGACAAAAGATAGCCGAGGTTGTAGAAATAAAACCTAAGAAACAAAGTATCATTGAAAGTAAAGTAGCAAATACTAGAGATAGAATAGTAGTTGCAATCAATCATGCCAAGTGGGCATCAGCTATGGCATATTGCAAGAGCCAAGGCTACACCTTTCGGGTCATAACTGAGGATGATTTATTTTACAATGGTAGAAAATAATGAAACCTGCTTATACCTTTTTCGACAAGAATCATGATTAAAAACATATATGTTAACAAACGATTTTGTGATCCTGCTGTTCTCCTGCGTTATCCATTGATATTAAGATATAATGAGAATGATATATTAGTTATAGAAGAAAACCCAATCATAGACCATTCAGTATACATTCTTGAACGATTTTGTTTAGAAAATATACATGAATTCGTAACAAAAAATCAGTTACTTACTTTTGCTAAACTATCAGACGGACAGTTATTGTTCATGGAAGACTTTACGTTGCCCATCGAATCTACAGTAAAACATGTACATGATTTAGTAAATATTTATGGATTCAATACAAATTCGTTATGGTTCAATATAGCTTGGAGTCATCAAAAAATAGAATTTGAGAATCAACTTGCGGCTGCAGGAATACACGGTGTGAATGTAAGAGTCAGCAATTGTTACCTCAAAGAAATATACAATCAGTACATAGAAAATCAATCATTTTTTGAAAATCTAGATTACACTATAGTAAAAAGATTTAGTATTTTTACTAGAAGGTATCATGATGATAGACTTTCACTTTTTCTTAAACTGCTTGATGCCGATCTATTAAAACATTCTGAATATACCTTTACCAATTTTAGTCCTGAGATGAGAGCTTATCCTGATCCTTGGATAACCAAAGAAGAACTAAAAAATTTACCCATAACAAAAGCATATTCACAAACAAATCACAACATAGATAGATGGATTGACGGATTACCTTACTGTTTAGATGTACATGATTTGAGAGAGTCTTTCCCTTTAGAAATATATGAAAGATATAGTAAGGCTGGTATAAATGTTGTAGTAGAAACTATTCCAACACATAGAAATGACATTCATGTTCAAGACATTATGATTACTGAAAAGACATGGAAAGCTATAGCTTCTCAAAAACCTTTTATGTTGTATGCACCGTCGGGTAGTTTAGAATTATTGAAAAAAGAAGGATTCAAGACATTTGATTCATTCATTGATGAGAGTTATGATGGTACAGATATGCGTATTAAGAAACAGGATATGATAGTATCTCAATTAAAAAAGTTCAGTAAACTTACAGATGCTGAATATATTAGAGAAATAGAAAATTTTAGTAGGATAACAAGTTTAAATCTGCGTAGATTCATAACTTTGGGGCGTCAATCTTCTGATTTTTCAATATACTATGATTTAGGATTGCTCCAAAAGTAATAGCGGTAACCCTTTACTAATAAATACTGTTATTATGACAAAAAAATTAGAAGAACTGTTCGAACTACCTCAGCATGAAATAGAGAAGTTGAGCAAGCCTATACCTGACGGTGCTCAGGAAATTACTCAGGATGCACTGACTAACTTGGAAAAAATTGAAAATGCATTACCTCAAGTAAGAGGGCTTGAATCAAGTGACACTGAGTTAGACGAACTAGCAGACATGGCCAAGAGCAGTTACAAGGATCTAATGGATTTGGGTATGCAGGTAGATAGCAGATTCAGTGCAGAAATCTTTAACACTGCCGGCACTATGCTAAATCACGCCATCACAGCCAAGACAGCTAAAATGACTAAGAAGCTGAAAATGATTGAATTACAGCTTAAAAAAGCACAGTTAGACCATAAAATGTCTGAAAAAACAGAAGAATTAGAAGCTACGCCGTTGGGTGAAGGTCAGTCACTAGACAGAAACGAACTGCTAAAAATTCTCTCAGCCAAAAAAGATCAACAATGATAAATAATAGATACAGGAATAAGCAATGAGAAGCCTAAAACAATATATCACCGAAAGCGTAAAGCTTTACGATTATACAATTAAAATTGCTGGTGATGTTGACAAGAACTTTTTAGATATGTTCGCATATAATCTAAAAGAAAAGTTCGATGCTGTTGACATAAGCAAACCAGTAAGCACACCTATTCAGAAAGATCCATATGGATTCCCTGAATTACGTAACCAGTCTGTTACTATTATCAAAGCTAACTTTAGATATCCAGCAACAGAACCAATGATTCAGCAAATTGCTCAATTATTAGGTTACAACGTTAACATGGTTCGTGCTATTCAGACTAACTTTAATGATAGTATCAACAGTGAAGCAGAGGCATATGAAAATGAAGAAAGTCATAGTCCTCTACTAAATCACACTGAACTAGAAGAAATGCCTGGAGCTAAAGAAGCTAACAAGGCATATGGTGACTCGTATCTGTCAAGTGTCAAAGATCAGATGAAGGGCAACCAGATTCAAATGAGTTATGCAACTAAGGAAACTCCTGATGCGTTTGATCCATTCAAAGTTATTCCACAAGATCCAAGCGGCGGTAACAGTCCAATGAGCAAAATTACTCGCCCCGCAAAGCCACAAACTGGCGCCCGTAAATAATTCAAAGGAATAGTAAAATGAACATGTTAGACTTAATGAACAAAATTACTCAGCTAAGTGAAGCTGTTAAAGATACCGGTAAAGGCAGAATTCATACTGCTGAACCCGGCGGCTATGGTCGTAAAGATGATGAAGATGATGAGGGCAAAAAAGTTAAGGCTGATGCTCCTAAAAAGGGTCGTGGTCGTCCTAAGAAAGATGCCGACGATTCAGGCGAAGTTAAAAAATATGACAATGCTAAGAATCTACAAGACTTTATGGTTGGTAACAAACCAAAAGGTAAAGAATTAGATAAGTTACCTAAGAAGAAGCACACTCTTAAAGACTGGGTAGAGCAAGTTGAAGCAAAGTATGTTGCTGAGAATGCTCCTGGTCAACAACTAACAGTTAAGCCTATGCCAGGTGCCGCGCAATTAGTTGATCCTGCAAGCAACAAAGTTATGGCTACAGGTGACGCTGCCTCTGTGAAGAATATTCAAGGTGCTGTTGCACAAGGTAAAATTCAAATGCGTGGTGACTCTGAGATGTCCGAAGACGGTAGTGATTATTCTGCTAAGAAAGCAGCCGCGGGTAAAGACATTGGTAAGCCAGGCAAGAACTTTGCTAAGATTGTTAAGAGTTCTGGTGGTGGTGAAAAAGGTAAGCGTATTGCAGGTGCAGTATTAGCTAAACTACGTGGCAAGATGAATGAAGCTGATATTCCTTCTGATGACAGTGATTTTGGAGCCGGCTTAGGAGCTGGTCGTAATCAAGGCGTATTAGAAGGTCGTGCTAAAGCAGACAACAAAGCTGAAAAAGCAGGCAAGAAAGTTACTAAAGATTTAGAATATGATATGAAGCACAAAGGTAAAGACGATGCAAAAGCTGAAAAGGCTGGCAAAAAGGTTACCAAAGACATTGAGTATGATGAGAAAAACAAAAAATCAGTAAAAGAGGCTGCAAAGCCAGACTATATCGATTTAGATAAAGACAGCGACAAAAAAGAAACTATGAAGAAAGCAGCCAGTGACAAGAAAAAGAAAGTTAAAGAAGGCATGGAACAAAGCTTACAAGCCGCAAGACTAACTGGTAAGTCACATGGATTAAAAGGCCACAGTCACTGTGGTAAAAACTATGAAGACATGGAAGAAGCTCGTATGTACCATGAAGGCTATAAAGAAGGCCTAGATGAGTGCTATGGTCAAGGTGTTTATGAACAAGCACCAGCAATGCCACCAGCAACACCAGGTGGTATGGCAAGTCAAGCGATGGAAGCTGACATGGATGAAGGTAATGCTTTCACAGCGGCATTAGCTCGTACACCAAAAGGTGGTAAGTTTTCAGTAGGTGGCAAGTCATTCACTGACAGAACAAGTTACGATTCTACATTTGAAAGTCTAGACAGTCAACTAAATGCATTGTTAGAAGGCAAAGTAGATGAAGGTATGACTGTTTCTATTTCTAAAGGTCAACAAGGTGCACCTGATTCAGTTAGTGTAACTGCACAAGACGGTGAAGCAGATCAGTTGTTACAAGTTATTAAACAAGCTGGTTTAGGATTATTTGGTGGTGATGATCCGCAACAAGGTAACTCTAGACCAATGTCTCTTCAACCAGCAAACGGTGATGCAGGCGAAATGGAAATCGATGTAGTAGATGACCATGATGGAATGATGGACTTGATTAAGAAAGTCACTGGTGGTCAGGATGCTCCGGCAAAACAAGGTTTTGGTAATGAGCAAGGTTCTTCTGATTATGAAGATGAAGAAGGTCATGACAATGAGCACAGTCATGAAGGCACATGTGAATCATGTGGTGGCATGATGGAAACCGGCCATTCATGTGATGAAGGTGAAGAAAAGGTTGATGAAGTAGAATCATACGATCAAGAAATAGAAATTGCTGCCGAAGCCAATGCTCCTGATAGCGATGAAGCAGAAACAACTGCTGATGAGAATGCAGAAGCGGCCGAAGACCAAGCATTGGCAACTGCTGACGAAGAAAACGTCAATGAATGGGCTAATGATGCTGGTGCAAAGGCAAAAGATTTTAATGATGAATCTTTCAAAACTGACATGGACTTTATGACTAGAGTTATTTCGGGTGGATTAAATAAAGAAAAATCTACAGGTCAATCTACAATACCAGTTGTATCAACTCAAGTAAGTCGATTAGGAAATCCAATGCAAGAATCAATTAATTTATTGCATGATTGGAAAAAACTAAGCGGAATTAAGTAATATTACGCTACACAAAAATACCCGGCTTAGGTCGGGTATTTTTTTGGATAGTGCCTTTATCCATAAACGATAAATAATAGATAAGGTGATATAGATATGGCCCAACAGAATATCGATTTTGGTACGTTCCCCGATGATCCAGATGCGGATGCGATACGAACGGCGTTTCAAAAAGTACAACAGAATTTTTCAGAAATTTATAACGGTTTCGCCGGCGGTTCCGTCGTTTCCGTCAACAGAACTCCTGGCGCAGGTATTACAGTTAGTTCTCCGACTGGTAACGTTATTATTACAGCAAACATTGCTTGCGTACAAGTACATACTAGTACACTAAGCATAGGTCGTGATGCAAACGGATTACAAGATACTTCAATTACTTCAAGTTCACAAACATTGTGGATTGACTTACCTTCTACTATCGCTAACGTTACCAACATTAATATAACAGGCCAATTAGCAGCCTCAGGCGTGTCTGGATACACTGGTATATTAGGTAACTTAACTGTATCAGGTACGTCAAATGTAGGTGGAAACTTAAACGTAATTGGTGCATTTGATGTTGACGGTAATGCTGTATTTGCAAATGCTAATTTTAGTGGAAACACGGTATCTACTGGTAACTTGTTAAGTTCAGGTAATGCATCATTTACTGGTGCAAACGTATCATTAGGTGCAGTAGGTAATCTACGTATTACAGGTGGTAGTTCAGGACAAGTTTTAATCACAGATGGCGCCGGCGTGCTCTCATGGGGAAGTGCTACTTCAGGTTTCTCAGGCACAACAGGTGTAAGTGGTTTCTCAGGTACAACAGGTGTAAGTGGTTTCTCAGGTACAACAGGTGTAAGTGGATTTACTGGAACATCAGGTAGATCAGGCTTTAGTGGTACTAGCGGTTGGTCCGGAGCTAGTGGTACATCTGGATGGTCTGGTGTATCAGGTGTCAGTGGTTTCTCTGGAACTAGTGGCATATCTGGTACAACTGGTATCAGTGGATTTTCAGGTACAACTGGTATCAGTGGATTTTCAGGCACCAGTGGTATTTCAGGTACAACAGGTGTAAGTGGTTTTAGTGGTACATCAGGTACAACAGGTGTAAGTGGTTTTAGTGGTACATCAGGCACCACTGGTGTAAGTGGTTTTTCGGGGAGATCAGGCTTTAGTGGCACTAGCGGATGGTCAGGAACGTCAGGTTGGTCTGGTACTACAGGTATTAGTGGATTCAGTGGTACATCAGGCACTACAGGTGTAAGTGGTTTTACTGGAACTAGCGGTACGTCAGGAATTAGCGGTACGTCAGGTTTTACTGGTACTAGCGGTTGGTCAGGTGTAAGCGGGCAATCAGGTACATCTGGGTACAGTGGTACATCTGGATGGTCTGGTTTATCCGGAACAACTGGTGTAAGTGGATTCTCGGGCACTAGTGGTACATCGGGATATAGTGGTGCTAGCGGTCAATCAGTATTATTATCTGGCTCTGTTAATAACTCTACATTACTTCCTTCTGGTACTTCTGCAGGTACACTTTATTTAATTTTAACAACAGGCGGCGGATATGACGCAGGTGACGGTGCTTTATCAAATGGGGATAACACTTGGACTGACATTGGACCAATTCAAGGGCCCTCAGGTGTTAGTGGATTTACCGGTGTTAGTGGTAGATCAGGATTCAGTGGTACATCAGGTGAAAGTGGCACAACAGGTATAAGTGGCACAACAGGTATAAGTGGTTTCTCAGGTACAACCGGTGTTAGTGGTAGATCAGGATTCAGTGGCACAACAGGTGTAAGTGGATTCTCTGGTACTTCAGGTACAACAGGTGTAAGTGGATTCTCTGGTACTTCAGGTACAACAGGTATCAGTGGTACTAGTGGTACATCAGGTATCAGTGGAACAACAGGTTTAAGTGGCTTCAGTGGTACTAGTGGTACATCAGGTATCAGTGGAACAACAGGTGTCAGTGGATTCTCGGGTACAACAGGTGTCAGTGGATTCTCGGGTACAACAGGTGTTAGCGGTTTTTCAGGCACAACAGGTGTTAGTGGTTTTTCGGGGAGATCAGGATTTACTGGTGTAAGTGGATTTACTGGAACTTCTGGATTTAGTGGAATACCTGGCCCAAGTAACACTATTAATGCAACAGCAGATTCAAGTACAACTTCATTGTTCCCTGTTATGGTTGGTGCTACTGGTTCTAATCAGACTGCAAAAGGATCTTCAAGATTAGAATTTGATGCTAGTTTGGGTGCGTTGTCATCAACATATTTCGTTCAGTCCGTCGAAACAGGCATCTCGGCTGCCGGCACAGCACAAGCAAATGCTAAGGTATTAGGCAACACAATTAACGTAGTTACTACTATCATTAATGGTGCTAATTCAGTGAGATTACCTAACGTTGATCCAGGTATGACTATTTTTATTACCAACGGTTCAGCAAACGTATTGAACGTATATCCTCCGGCAAATGCTGCCATTAACTCGGCTGCGGCTAATGCAGTATACACGCAAAATCCCGGCGCAACATTATTCTACATAGCACCTACAGTAACACAATGGTATACAGTAGGCGCAACATACGCATAAAGGTAAAATATGGTAACTTTAGAATTATTACAAGGAATGTGTCCAAAGACAAAACGTACAGTATTAGAGGGCTACGTAGAGCCATTGAATACTGTAGCAGAATATTATGAGATGTTTCATAACCCTAAACGTGTTGCAGGCTTCTTAGCACAGATAGCACACGAATCAGGCGGTTTTAATGCTGTGGTTGAGAACTTAAACTACAGTGCTAAAGGATTGATGGGAACATTTAAAAAATACTTCCCTAATGAAGAACTAGCAAAGCAATATGAACGTCAGCCGCAAAGAATTGCTAATCGTGTTTATGCTAATCGCATGAAGAATGGCGATGAGAATAGCGGTGATGGATTTAAATTCCGTGGTCGCGGGTTGATTCAATTGACTGGGCGTGACAACTATACACGTTTTGCTGATGCATTAGACATGGACATTGAAAGTACAATCGCATATTTAGAAACTCCTAATGGTGCTGTCGCTAGTGCAGGTTGGTTCTGGGATAACAATAAACTAAATCAATTCTGTGACCGTGATGACTTCATTGGATTAACTAAACGTATCAACGGCGGTACGATTGGATTGGCAGACAGACAGCATCACTATCATTTGGCATTAGAGCATTTAGGCGCACATTAATATGGCACAACCAGTATGGAATACACCCCCAGGTTCATTGGGTACCTACCCTTCAGGCATATTAGCAACTTATACAGTATCTGCTAATGCAGTACTACCGGCAGTAACACTTACATATTCGTTACTAAGTGGTAGTTTACCTGCAGGATTTTCTATAACATCAGATGGCGTAATTTTAGGTACACCTTCATTAGTAACCGCTGAAACAGTTTCTACGTTTGCAATAAGAGCAACTGATAATTTGGGTAATATACGTGATAGAACTTTTAGTATGACAATTACGGGTTCTGCTATTCCATATTTCAACATACCTGAAGGTAATATTTTAAATACTAACGATAGCATTTGGATTCAGTTCCCTATTACATATGTAAATCCAGACTCATCAAATACAGTAACTATTAATTTACTAGAAGGTATCTTACCGCCAGGTCTAGAAGTAAATCAACAAGGTATCATACGAGGATACGCCGAGCCACCTACAGTAAATGTTACTGTCCCTAGTGTTACAACTGCCGCAACAGTTACAGAAACAACTAACATCATTACGTGTTTAAGTACAACAGGATTTACATTAGGCAGACCAGTTACATTTACTGGAACATCAATGTTTGGTGGATTAGAAGAAGGTTTTACTTACTATGTGAAATCTATTATCAACAGTACGGGTTTTACTATATCTACTACACCAAATGGTCCTACTCTAAACCTACTTAGTGGTACTGGATTTATGACTGTTACATTGGCTGCAATCTCAGTTGGACAACCTACAATACGTACTTATAACTTTACCCTACAATTAGATAGTCCTCTGGGAACTGATATCAGTGCATATGCAATAACAGTTATTAATCAAAACACTCCTATTAGCCAAGGCGGACCTGGTTTACCAGTAAACACCCGAGTCCCAGTGATATTAAATACAAGACCAGAGACTTATAATATTGACAACACTGCATTCTATGGGTATTACGTATTACCACCAGTAGGCAGTCCCTATGATACCTATCCACTGAATACATCAGCATTTATAGGAACTATAAAGAGTAATAATTATTTTGCCTTTAAAATTATAGGTAAAGACTTTGACGGCAACGAATTAACATATATCTATTCTGGATTGCCATTGGGTCTAACAGGGAATAGTTCAACAGGATGGGTAACAGGAACCCCCGGCATATCATTAGAGGGTTTGAATCAATATAGTTTTAGTGTAGCTGTGTATAAGACCGTTAATCCTGCTATTCAATCTGCGTTTATAAGTTTCTCATTTAATCTTTCAAATGAAATCAATGGTGACATTACTTGGGTTACACCAAGTGACTTGGGATCAATATTTAATGGAACTGTAAGTACAAAAAGTGTGTTAGCGGTATCTGACGTAGAACTAGAATATAGAGTTACATCCGGATCTTTGCCGCCTAATTTAACTTTACTAAGCAACGGTGAAATTACCGGTTATGTTGCAAATCAACCTACATCTCAGTTACTAGACCAGTTTGCTGAAACTGATTTCACATTTACAATTGAAGCATACAGCCCAAAATATCCTATTATAAAACAAGATAGAACATTCACACTAACTGTAGTGCAGGAATACAATCAACCCACTGATGTTCTTTATATTAAGGCTGCTCCTAGCATTGCAGATAGAAGAATTGTCAATACGTTATTAGACAACGATGAATTGATTCCATCAGCATACTTATATAGACCAGAAGATGTATACTTTGGTAAAGCAACTGATGTGATATACGAACATGCGTATGGTATCTATGCTAGTGATATCGATGAATACATTGCCGCAGTTACACGAAATCATTACTGGAGAAACATAACCTTGGGCGAAATAAAAACCGCACAAGCCAAAGATGATAATGGAAATGTAATATATGAAGTTGTGTATAGTCAAGTAGTAGACAACTTAGTGAATCCTCAGGGCATCAGTGTTGCTGAATCTATCTATTGGCCTAGACCAATAGATTTAGGTTTAGGCCCATGGTATACTAGTGTCACAAACATATTTACTAGCTATGCTAGTATACAAGGTCAAGATTATTACACTAGTTTGTCTCCGGGTTATGTTAGAACATTGTATCCAAATAGTTTGTTTAACATGCGTACTAGAGTAGGCCAAGTATTGGGTCAGGAATTCGATAGTAGATTGTTACCGCTTTGGATGACTAGTCAACAAGCTAATGGTAGTACACTAGGCTATACTCAGGCTTGGGTAATCTGTTACACTAAGCCAGGTTATGCAGACATTATAAAAAATAACATCAATCTCTTTTGGAAACAGCCTGATGGATTGCCTTATAGACTAAACATGATTAATTTTAGGATCGATAGGTTCAGTGTAGATAAGAGCATAACATACAACTATGATAAGAATACGAGTCCCCCTGCTTGGACTGGGTTACCTAGTGCTACACCTGTACCGAACCCATTAGATAGTAAAGACTTTTACGTATTATTCCCTCGTCAAACTATTTTACCCGACGAGGCCCAGTAATAAATACAATACGGAATTTAATTTATGAGCGCAATTAACACAAACGGACTTGATGTAAACTACCCAGTACCCGGGCAAAATAACAGTTCGCAAGGTTTTAGAAATAACTTTGCGAGTACAAAGACTAACCTCGACACAGCCGGGGCAGAAATCTCTGACCTACAAAATAAAGTAGTAGTCAAATCAGCATTGGACAATACGATTGTTAACAATGACATGGCTAATACATTGATTAGTAATTGTGCTACACGTAGTTTTAGAGCAACAACTTACAACTTAGGTAATGCATTATCGGGTACAGTAACTGTTGACTGTTCATTGGGTGATGTACAGTACGGCACTGTTGCAGGTAACGTTACATTAGACTTTGCTAGTTGGGGACCAACATTAACACAAAGTAATGTTGAGTTGCAATTAAACATAAGCAACGCAAATGCATTCATTACTTTCCCAGCCGAAGTAGTAAGCTCAAACAATAACTTTGGTTTGACAACATTAGAAAACTATGACGGTACAACAAGTGTTAGTATTCCATACGGTGTAAGTCAAGTAGATTATCGTTTAAGCACTATGGATTGCGGTAACACAATCACAATCGAACCTTATAATCGACCAAGACAAACAACACAGATTCAACAACGCACCCCAACACCAGTTGGATATCAAGGGGATGTTGTAGGAACAACTTGTGTTGATCCGGGTACTACCGAGTTAACAGTAACAAATACATATGCCAACGACCAAGTACTACTATCAAGTACAAGTAGTCTATATATTGACATGCCGGTAGTGTTTACTGGTGTAGTGTTTGGTGGTGTAACTGGTGGAACAACATATTACGTAAATAATATTCCATCTGCAACTAATTTCACCATTGCTTCATCACCTGGTGGAGCAAACGTTAACTTGTCTGCCGCATCAGGTTCAATGTCATTAAATCCAGTGCAGTATATGTATGTTGCAGTACAAGACTATAATGCTACACAATATACTAGAACAGTTACAGCAACCGCTAGTACTGGTAATCTAGTTACAATGAACACAACCACAAGCTTAAACGTAAATGATCCTATCATCTTTAGTGGAACTACATTTGGTAATATCACTGCGGGTGTAATATATTATATCAAAACAGTAGCTTCTGGCACTACAGTTACATTAAGCCGTTCTAGAACCAATGGTGTTGCTGATAGTACATTGACATTGACTACCGCTAGCGGATCATGCACTGCAACTATAAGTGTAGGTTCGGATATTTGGAAAAGAATCCAACTCAATTCTTGGTAATAAATATCTAGGATGAGACATCCTTTTATTAACGACATATCCGGTAAAACGTTAGAGGAATTGCAAACTACAATTTCTAATCTAACGAACAAACTTACCTTTGCACACAAAATGGGCAACAGTTCTATGATTCATCAATTGCAATTGGCTATCAACACCTATAGAGAAGAATACTCAAAGAAAATGAATGAATTGATGGGTAAGCAAAAGATTAATACAAAGGTCAGCATCGAGAAAGACCCCAAATGAACGCTAGAATTTCTAAAAAATTCGCATTTCACGCAGCCATACACCACGAAGAAACGTTTATTGTTAATGACTATGATTTAGAATTGTTTATGGATGTAACTACAGACGACATAGACAAGCAAAACATAGCTATGGATCGTATCAAATACATCTTTGATATATCTTTTGATAGTTGCATATTTGTAGATGTGCATGACGCTAAGGCACTGGACATATATTCTAAAGCTAACATGAAGGTTTGTCCATTACCAGATGAACCCTTTGATCAGGTAATCGCATCGGTAATCATTAGTAAAGTTAACGCTATAACAGAAAAACATATTTTCCTAGAAGAAGTAAAGATAATGTCTAGAATATGTGATGACGTTTGTTTCCATGTTTCATATGAAGAAGAAGCAGACTTCCATAATCTAAAAGATGTTTGGTGGACTGATAACAGTCCAATTATTAGTACAATCAAAAAATCTAAAAAAGAAAAAGTTGTTCAATTACATAAAAAGCCATTAGATTGGAAAAGTGTTGGATTGGGTTGGGAGAATTTAATTGTCAAGAAATGCGATAAGGGCGAAGTGGTATTCATACCAGTTGACAAGTGACAGATTATACTGTATTATCTTATTATGAAGATAGATAAGTACGGTCAACAGATATATAATGAAACGGATATCTGCAATTTATACATGGTTGACCCTGATACCCATGTGAAATCAATCGTAGTCGATACTGAAATAAAACTTTCAGATATCATTGACACTACACAACTACCCAAATTTACAGTCTACACTAAACCAGAATTATCCATTGCTGAGTTTGATAACAATCTACAATCAAAATGGATGATTCCAGAATCGTACAATGATTTTGACATTGCCCAATATGTTTTGAATCTGTGCCAATCTGAAGAAGAATTACAACGTGTAGGACAAGAACTATTAATGTTCCAAGAACGTGAGATGTTCCCATTACTAAAATATTTAAAGTATCTAGTAGACATTATGCGTGAGAACAATGTCGTTTGGGGTGTCGGTCGAGGTTCAAGCGTAGCAAGTTTTGTATTATTTTTATTAGGCGTACATAGGATAAATAGTTTGTATTATGACTTATCTATCGATGAGTTTTTAAAATAAGGAAAAAAGAAATGGCAAAATATCGTACAGCGTTAGGCAAGGTTGTTGACATGAGCATCTTAGCCACAAGAAACGAAAAAACACGTGCAGTTGGGAACATGAAGGTGAACGCAAGAGGTGATACTATTGACAGTAAAGGCAATATTATCAAGCCGGCAACCAACAAGGTCAACGAAGCGTATAACAAAACCGTTGGTAATCGTACTGCTCAACCAGTAAAAAAACAACCTAGAACTGGAGATCAAACTTCTAGGGCACCCCAACGTCCTCGCCCTGGTCCAGCCGCTTCAGGTGGTGTAAATCAACGGATTGAAGAAAAAGAACCTGTTCAATTGACACCAGAAGAACTTGAGTTGGATCGTGAACTAGATGATGACGAGTTGACAGAACAAATCAAAGCAATGGAATCAGGACTTACAAAGGCCAAATAATGAGTGAATATTCTAAGCCGGCATTTAGCCCTACGAAAGTAAACAACTTAAAATTCTTTCATGACCATATCATTGTCACTGACATGAAGTTTGACCAGCGCATTACTGCAGGTGGTATCATTTTAATGGACGATGACAAGAAAAGTTCTGGCATTCGTCCACGTTGGGCAAAGATTTATGGGCTAGGTCCTAATGTTAACGACCCGGAACTACAAATTGGAAAATATATTCTTATCAGTCACGGACGTTGGACCCGCGGTATCACAGTAGAAACACCAGAGGGCAAATTGACGTTGCGTAAAGTCGATCCTAATGATATACTACTGATATCGGATGAGCCGATGGAAGATGAAACAATGAGCGATAAGGTGTACTAAAATGGCAACATGGTCTGTTAAACCCACTTGGAAAAAATCTATTCTTGAACGCAACTATCTTACTAAAGATGGTAACACAGTTATGGTGGAAACTGGTTGGCGTTGGGGTGAATTCACAGTTGAGACTGAGGATGATAATCCTCCTAACATTGAAGCAGGTGTAGATATCTATGACTGTGGATATGAATCTGAACTAGTTGAAACTAATGATGGTTGTTGGGAAGAAGTCGATACCGATGACTGTGATGATGAAACTACAGAATGGTTAGAAGAATTCTTTGATGAAGGCAATAGTTGGCTTGACCTAGAAGAACACGGTTGGGTACAAGATGAATGCAAGATGATTATTGATTGTGATTTAGAAATCACACGAATCAATGATGATGGATCAGAAGGCGAAAAGATTGTTACTGGTGAAGAAGAATCAGAAGAAACACCCAAAGAAGCGAAGTTAGTCCCATCTGCTCATTGGCCCTTTGGTCGTCCTGAGGAAGGCAAAGAATGAAATGGTTTGACAAATGGTTTGCTAAGAAGTGCAAACACGCATGGGAAAACGGCAGAGAAGATGAACCTGTCGGTGTCAGTCTCTCATCAGTAACAAAAGTACGAGGAAACTCACTTGAGGCTAACGGCATGAATTTCAGTGTCTATAAAGCAAACGGTGGCTATGTTGTTGAATATCGCCAATACGATAGACAACGTGACCGTAGTGATAATAAACTACACATTGTTCATGAGGAGCAAAACCTCGGTGAAGAACTCGGTAAAATTATAAGTTTTGAGGCACTGCGTAGCTAAATGAAAAATCAATTGTGGGTAGAAAAGTATCGTCCGAAAAGCGTAACAGAATATGTATTCGTAGACGACAGACAAAAAGAGCAAGTTAAGCAATGGATCAAGGATGAAAGTATCCCTCATCTATTGTTCAGCGGTGATGCAGGTACAGGTAAGACTACACTAGCAAAAGTTCTAATCAATGAACTTGGCGTAGAAGATTATGATGTAATGGAAATCAACGCAAGTCGTGAAAACGGCATTGATAACTTGCGTGACAAAATCAATGGCTTTGTTCAGACAATGCCATTTGGTAAGTTTAAAGTTGTATTGCTTGACGAAGCTGACTATCTGACACAGCCAGCGCAAGCCGCATTGCGTAATGATATGGAAGCATATCATCAAACTGTACGTTACATCCTAACTTGTAACTATCAGTACAAAATTATCCCAGCACTTAAAAGCAGATGCCATGAGTTCCATATCGCTAAGCCTGATATGACAGAATTTACTGCACGTGCGGCTACTGTATTAGTAACTGAGAGTGTGGAATTTGATTTAGATACACTTGATACGTATGTTCGTGGTACATATCCTGATTTGCGTAAGTGTCTGAATCAATTGCAAGTCAACAGCAACAGTGGTAAACTATTGCCTGCACAAGCCCAAGGCTCTAGTGAACATGACTTGTTAATTGAAGCGACAAATCTTTTCAAGAAGGGCAAGATTCTTGAAGGTCGTCAACAGTTGATGCAGTACATTGCTATGTATCCCACACGTATCGAAGATACGTACAAGTGGATGTATGACAACTTAGACTTGTGGGGTAATACACAAGAAAAGAAAGATGCAAGTATCGTTGTGATTCGCAATGGTCTAGCAAACTTGCCGTTAGTAGGTATCCCTGAGATTTCACTAGCGGCAACACTAGTGGAGTTAACAGGATGAGATATTTATTAATTACATTCTTCCGTAAACCCGGCGGTCAAATTGACGAGCAAGTCGGAGTGTCAAAGAAAGTTAAAATGAGTGACGTACAAACTTGTAATGTTATTCTTGATTTTCAAAAAAGAAAAGTAGAAAAGTGCGTTATTGAAGGTAAAGTAGTTGATACTGAATGGCCAAAGATGTACGAATACTACAAACGTATCTATCCTAATTTGATTGAACAATTAGAAAAGAATAATACAGAAGCTCCAAAGTAATGCGTCAGTTTATAGTTAGATTTACAGGAGACACTGAGCTAACTTATAATCTGGTTGACGAAGAAATCGTTGATAGTTGGGTTAACTTAATACAGAACCACACTATCAACGATTGTTGCCATACAAATCACTATGTAGGATACTCCTCTGAAGAATTGATTCAGCAAAGAATCGATAGATTGTATTCATTGGCTGACATTATTAATTCTCATGCCCCTGACCGAGTAATAAAACAAACACTAACAATGGATTCTTGGGAACAGTCATTACATACAATGCACGTTCATTTCCCTGATTTAAAAAACAATGAAGAATACAGACATATCTGGAATGAACTATCAGAGTACAATGATATTATTCATTGGTTAGAATCTACTCTACGTATCAAAGGATCTAACAACTTTAGAATCACGTTAGACCTTAATAAGGCAACAACTACCTTTTTGCCTATTCCCGAAAGTGCATATAAATTATTCACCCCATTTAGTAACTTTGGTTACTTATGTTTGCATTACACACATGTAGGTAAACATGCACAGGAATTGTTTGCTGTAAATGACTATGTTTGTCCCCCGGATCAATTTGTACCTCAACGGTTATTTTCTGCTAGTGTGAGGATGTTGTTCACGGACAACTACCATGATACTAAACAAAAGCAGGATATGTTGTTGAATAGATGGAGGCTATTTTATCATAAACGTGGCATAGATTTTTGGGGATATGATATCAGTGATCCAAAGATAGCGTTTGGATACATGAAGATAGGAAAATTGTCAAGTATCACAATAGGTAATTCAATAGTACCGATACCTAATACTATCAACGAATTGAATGATTTTAGGAAAACTCTTGTTAGTTTGAATGTAATCGACTGGAAAATAAATGGGGCCTAAGCCCCATTTATCAACTGTACAATTTTAGAACATGTTCAATAATTCTATGTCGTTGTACGTCCTTAACATCAAATTTACACACACTTAGTCCTGGAACTTTGTATTGTGTTAATCTCCCTGTTAAATCCATGAGTCCATTTTGAGCAGTTTTTCTATCAGTTTGTTCTATATCTCCTGTTATCACTAGTTTACTTCCCTCACCTAGGCGGGTCATAATCATTTTGAGTTGGCTCGGTGTTGCGTTTTGTGATTCGTCTAGGACTATCCAGCTATGCTTGAAGTTTCTTCCTCTGCAAAATGCTAATGGTGCGATTTCTATAATCTGTTCGGCTAGCATTTCTTGTATTTCTTTAACTGTGTAATACTCCTGTAAAACGTCTAACAATGGACGAGTCCATGGTTCCATCTTAGCGTTTAAGTCGCCGGGTAAGAAACCATGTTTTTCATCGTCCACGCTAACTGCGGGTCTTGTTAAAATGATCTTTTGACACTCACCTGATCTTAGTGCTTTGATAGCAGCCAGCATTGCCAAATATGTCTTACCCGTACCTGCAGGTCCTGAAACTACGACTACATCGGTTTCATCGTCTAGGAGAGCGACAATATATTTCTCTTGATTGAGGGATTTAGGCAATAAGTCAACGGGCTTGCGTTGTCTCTTTGGTTGCGCTTGACTAAAATCGATAGTTTTTGATTGATTCATATAGAATGTCTTGACTTCATTTGAGGGGAACTGTGTGTATCTGGGTGTTGATTCTTTAGTGCGAACAGCACTGGTTTTTCGTTTGCTCAAGTTTGTTCTCCTTTGTTAGAGCGTTAAATGTTGCAACATTCAATGATATTTAAGAGGCTTATAGCCTTCCCGATAGCACATATATAAAACAAAAAAATTTGATAAATATTAGGCTTAGCGCATCGCTTTTCGTTTCTAAAGAAATAATCTACACAGTGATAAATACTATATGAAACATAAATCCGCAGACGACTTTTTTGATAATATCGACTTTGTTAGCGTAGTTAGCAATGTCAAGGGTATCATGACCAGCGACGGTACTATGTCCACACTATTAGATTTTGAACGTGTTTTGGACGAAGCAGACCTATATGCATACCAAAACTGGGAACTAGGTGAATTGGTACAGGGCCCAGATTCCGGAAGATATTCCGTATCATGTGTGTTCATGTGGCCATACAAATTAATGCCCGACCCAAGTGGTGCAAAGCGATTGGCTAACATTGGATGCAACGTGTCATTCAAGAAGGGCAAAATCAAAGTTCCAGTAGAAGTCAAAGACTACGAAGATTTTGTTCCCGGTACAAGATATCCTAAAGGAATAGAGAAGAAGATTTGGTTCGTTTGCATTGAGATTCCTAAGGATTTAATGAACGAGATCAAAGAAGGTTCTATTGACCTTGCAGATCAAACGATTGACTTAGATGACATTGAAAATGCATACGAGGACGATCTAGACAAAGAAAACACACAAGAAGAGGGATCAGCTCCTCAAGATGAACAAGCCCCTGATGCAAGTGGAATGTCTCCTGCTCCAGGTGCTCCAGGAGCGGTTCCGCCGATGTAATTATGAACAAGAAGATTTTTATTACCGAGGGATTAAACTTCCATGACATGGAAGGACAAGTGTTACCATTAGTAACAGTAGATGAATACGCAGCCAAGATGGGTAAAGACAGTGACATTGTTACATTGTCTTTCATTGTAAAATCAGAAGCGGCTGCAAATGACTTAGTTGATTGGTTTGAACGAGGTTATGACTGGGTGTTAGATGCTAGCGTAAGCGAGGGTGAAATAGAACCTAATCGCTGGTTAGTATTTGTAGAATTGAATAGACGTTCAACTATACCTGCTAGAATTTTAGAATTAATTAAAGACTTAAAAACATTAACAAACCTTAAAGCATCTGAATGGACCGTACAGGTTGAAGATGAAGATTATGAACCTGACGAACAAATACTACACCAGGTTATCATCTGCAACCCCAATGAATACAAGATGGAAAAAGAAAAAGAAGATGAACTAAACGAGATGCGTGAGGTAGCCGGCTTAGCAACTAAATCATTGTATGAAAAAGATCACGAATTAAAAGATTTTATTAGTAAAGCTGGATTATAAGGGAGTAAACATGGCAACAACAATATTACCAAAAAAAGCCGGCCAAGTGCAGCCAATGGCACTAGATGACGATCACCACGCAATGTTGGCGGCAGACCCAACAATTCAAGAATTCCCACAAGGAAGTAGTTATGGTTCAAACACATCATTTGGCGGGCCTTCAGCATTTGGCTCACCTTCAGCAGGAGGCTTCGGTTCACCCGGTGGTTTTGGTGCACCAGGATCGTTTTCAAGCCCAAACTTTAATCAACAGTCAACTCCAAGTTTTGGAAGCACACAAAACATTAATCAGTCAACCGGAAGTCAACCTGTACTTACAGGAGCCGCACCAACAAATGCCGCTAGCGGGGCAGATGTACTAGTAGCGAACGACAATACTGATTGGATCAATAAGAAGTGGCGCCCTGCAATGGGTTGGCTATACATGATAACATGCACATTTGACTTTGTTATTTTTCCGATACTTTGGTCATTGCTACAAGCAATGAGTAAGGGTACGGTAACTAGTCAATGGCAACCGTTGACACTACAAGGTGCAGGTCTTTATCACATCGCTATGGGTGCAGTTCTTGGTATTGCGGCTTATGGGCGTACAAAAGAAAAGATCGAAGGCGCGGCAAAGTAAATATTGACAGAAACAGAGAAATCTGTTAGACTGTAAATATGGACCATTACGCTACGTTAGGGGTAGCCAAAACAGCTACCCCAGAAGAAATAAAAAAAGCATATCGCAAATTGGCGAGTCAGCATCACCCTGATAAGGGCGGTGATACTGCCATGTTTCAAAAGATTGAAGAAGCATATCGCACATTAAGCGACCCACAAAAGCGTCAACAATACGATAGCCCACAGCAAGGATTTAACTTTGGGGGTTTTGGTGATCCTAGTATGTTTACTGGAGATGTAGACCCTAGAGATATTTTCTCACATATCTTTGGGCAACGTGCAGGTAACCCATTTAATAATCAACGACAAAATCGACAAGTATTTAGGACTACAGTAACAGTATCATTACAAGATGTATACAAAGGTTCAAGTCAAATACTAAAATTACAAACTCCCACTGGACAAAAAGTTATAAACATCGATGTACCCAAAGGGTTGCAGGAACATTCAAATATCAAATATGATGATATCATTGACAACGGGACGTTACTTGTTGAATTTAGAATACTACCCGATTTAAAATATGAACGTAGACTAAATGATTTATACTGCAATCAACCGGTTTCAATACTTGACCTTATTGTAGGTGCTAGTGTCAACTTTGTAACTATATCCGGTAAAGAGTTTGAAGTTCGTATCCCTGCTAAAACACAACCTTATATGCAACTACGTATACCGGGACAAGGTATGCCAATTCAAGGAACTAACCTTTTTGGAGACCAAATACTCTTGCTAAAACCCTTCATGCCTGATACAATTGATGACGAAATAACTCAAAGCATTTTGCGTTCCAATTCTAAGTAAATATCAAAAAAGGAAATTATGACTAATTCACCCGAAATCGAAAGCATCATTGAGCAAGCAATTGCCCAAGCTAAAGAGCGCAAACATCAATATGTAACTGTAGAACATTTACTGCTTGCACTGATTACACATAAACCATTCAACAAATGCTTAAATAGTTTTGGTGTCGAAGTTGACACTATGGTTGACGAAGTAGGTTCATACCTCAATGGCTTACATGCTATTGAAAGCAAAAACCCAGATGTTACTCCTCGTAGAACAAACAGCCTTGAACGTGTAATGAATCGTTCAGTAACACAGGTGTTGTTCACTGGTCGTAGACAAGTCACTACTATTGACTTGTATCTTTCTATTGCCGCAGAAGGCAATAGCCATGCACATTACTTCTTATTGAAGTACGGTGTCAATAAGAATGAATTCTTAACACACTGGCAAAAGACTTATAAAGGTCAAGAATATAATACGAACCTCACTGAGAATCAAGCTGACGAAATCTTAGAAGAATATACCACTAATATGACCAAGCTTGCTGAAAGTGGCAAACTTGAACCTGTAATTGGTCGTGTCAAAGAACTTGAGGACATTATCAACGTTCTTGCAAAACGATTCAAGAGTAATGTATTGATGGTAGGTGATCCGGGTGTAGGTAAGACTGCTATTGTCGATGGACTTGCACAGGCTATCGTAAACAATGAAGTACCTGAATTCTTGAAGGGTCACGAACTTTATAGTCTTGAAGTTGGCTCACTACTTGCAGGCAGTAAGTATCGCGGTGACTTTGAAGAAAAAGTTAAAGCTGTTATTGACGCATTGAATACAAAGAAGAAAGCTATTCTATTCATTGATGAAGCACACACCATGAGTGGTGCAGGCTCCGGTAATGCAGGTGGCCCTGACTTTGCTAACATGATTAAGCCTGCGATTACTAAAGGTACATTGAAGGTTATTGCAAGCACTACATGGGAAGAATTCTACGAATCATTTGAAAAAGATCGTGCATTGATGCGCCGCTTCTATCGCATTGGTGTCGATGAACCAAGTCATGATGCAACTATTAGTATTCTAAGTGGTCTTGCTTCACGATTAAACGACTTCCATGAAGTCAATATTACCGACGAAGCTGTCAAAGCAAGTGTTGAGATGGCTACTCGTTATATTACTGACCGTAAAAACCCTGATAAGAGTATTGATTTGCTAGATGCCGCATGCGCTAAACAACGTGTGGCAATGAACAATGGGGCAATCATCACTAAGGAACTAATCTACGAACAAGTAGAGAAATATACGGGTGTTCCTGCTGACAAGTTGAAGGGTGATAACTTGAGCCGTGTACATACACTTGATGTTAACATCAAAGGTAAGCTATACGGACAGGACGAAACAGTTGAGCAAGTACTTGAGCGCATTTATGTTTCATTTGCTGGTATTGGCAGTGAGACTAAACCTCTAGCAAGTTTCTTGTTCTTAGGCCCAACGGGTACAGGTAAAACAGAATTGGCTAAGTTGTTAAGTAAGAATCTTGACATGCCATTACTCAAGTATGATATGAGTGAATATGGTGAAAAACACTCTGTATCAAGCTTGATCGGTCCTCCCCCTGGTTACGTTGGGTTCGGTGATAGTCAAGTTCAAGGTGGTCGTTTAATCAGTGATTTGTCTAAGAACCCACATAGTATCATGTTGTTTGATGAAGTAGAGAAGGCTCATCCTGATATCTTCAACATTTTCTTGCAACTGCTTGATGAAGGTACTATCACTGGTAGTAATGGCAAGAAGGTAAGTTGCAAGAACACTGTCATCATTATGACTAGCAACTTGGGCAGTAGTGATGGTGAACGTAACAATATTGGCTTCGGTAGTCAAGAGAAACAAGGTGAAGATGACAAAGCATTCAAAGAGTTCTTCAAGCCTGAGTTCCGTAATCGTCTTGATTTGGTCTGTAAGTTTGGTAAACTCGATACACTTGCTATCAAGAAAATCGTTATTAAATTTACAGAAGACCTCAAGAAACAATTGACAGACAGGCACAATATCAATTTGACAATGACTGAGGAAGTTATTGAACATCTAGCAGAAGTTGGTTATGACAAGAAGATGGGCGCACGTCCATTAGCACGTAAGATTGATGAATTGATTCGTGTTCCTCTTTCAAAGAAGATTCTCTTTGAACAAATTAAGAATGCGAATGTTTCCGCAACTCTTGATGCTGACAAGAAAATCGTGTTTAATACTATTATAAAAATGTCTGCAAAGGTGAATGACAATGGGATTATTGAAATCAGTCAATGATGTACCCGGTATCGATTATTACGATTATCGGGAGAGTGAGTATTGGTCAAAGTATACGTACCGGGCTAGAATTACGTTTGATGGCATCAGGTATGTGTACTGGGCAGATTCAGTAGACGAGTGGGTACAACGAATGAAAACGGGTCGTAGGTCACGTGGTAATGGTCCGTTAACTCAGACCGAGATTGATGTCCTACTAACTAAAAAAGTCATTATTGAAAACTTCATTACACTACGTAAAGAACAGAGAAAATTAAAGAATTATGGTATTCGTATTGAACATGATACTGCGGCAATCTTCTCTAATGACTTAGACTTTCTGCAAAAGATTAGAACTTGGCATCCTGACATCAATGTTAATATCACTGAAGTTAAGACAAGTGAGTACTCAGGTGTTAAACAATTTGTCAATGAACCTAAGAGTAAGTACCGTGTATATCTTAAATCCAAGCGTGTAGATGAGCGTATTCCTAAGGATTTGGGCGAGTTATTTAACAGATATACAGCACTTAAACCTAGCAAGTCTTTAAAATCATGGGTAAAAGCAGAATCAAAATATACATGGAAAAATCGCTATTGCAGTTCATCCTATTCAATAGACTATGATGATGAGAGTACCCTCAGTTATCTAGCACTATGTCACGGTGATATCTTAGGAAAAAAGTACAAATTAGAAAAGCGCCCGGAAGCTATCTGAAATGATAAATACTCTATTAATGGAGTATTTCTCATGGCAAAAATTGTCGAAGATGTAGTAGTCATCAAATTCAGTAAAATCGTCAAGGATAGCGAAGAAGGTTCTTCTATCGCTACTTCCGACGTTCAGGCAGCATTAGAGCAAGTCGCCCAAGAATTAGTGGGTGATTCAGTAGTTGTTGAAGTGGTAAGTGCATAATGAGCCAAACAACTACACTTATATTATTACCTGAAACCGCATATGTGAATCCAGGTAATGCTAGTCCTTACACAGTCACTGGTAACGGTTATCCTGCTGCCGCATATTATTTGGGTAACAAAGACCTACAAACTGTCAATATGAAAGTTACTAATTGCACTGGTAATATTGTGATTGAAGCTAGTTTAGCAACTACGCCTACAAGCAATGATTGGTTTAAAGTACATGAACTAGTTGCCAATGCAAATGCTACTCCTAATACTGCACCACAAATCGCAAGCAATGCTAGTGTCTATACAAACATCAATGGCAACTTTGTTTTCATGAGAGCAAAGATTGAAGCTTTTAAAGGTGGTATTGTAGAATTCGTTAAATTAAGTTACTAATATGAAACAGATCGTCATCATGCCGGGAGGCTTTCACCCTTTTCACGCAGGACATTATGCGTTATACAAGTCTGCATTAGAAGCCTTTCCTCAAGCTGACGTTTATGTAGCCGCAACAAACGACCAAAGCGAAAGACCTTTCCCCTTTGCAATTAAAGAGAAACTAGCTAAGTTAGCAGGTGTTAAGCAAGGTCGTTTTGTGCAAGTTAAGAGTCCCTTTCAATCTAAAGAGATTACGCAAAACTATGATCCTAACAGTGATGTACTGATCTTTGTCCGTAGTGAAAAAGACAAGACAGAACAACCTAAGCCAGGTGGAACAAAGAAGGACGGGAGTCCAGCATATTTTCAACCCTGGACTGGAAAGAATCTACAGCCATTCAGTAAACATGCTTACATTGCATATCTACCAACAGTAACATTTGGTCCTGGTATACAAAGTGCTACTGAGATTCGCAACGCATGGCCTAAGTTAGATGACAGACGCAAGACTGCTATGGTCATGAGCCTATACCCTGCAACACAAAAGAACCCTAAACTAGCACAGAATGTTGTACAACTATTAGACATGGGCATGGGCGGCGCGGAAGGATTGGATGAAGCATGTTGGAAAGGTTATCACAAAGAAGGTAACAAAAAAATGTTTGGCAAAACATATCCTAACTGTGTAAAGAATACTAATGAAGAAGAACAATTAGACGAAAAATGCTGGGATACACACAAGCAAGTAGGTATGAAAAATAAAGGTGGAAGACAAGTTCCTAACTGCGTACCAAAAGAAAGTATAGAAGAAGCACAACAGTGTCCTGAATGTGGTGGACCGATGTTTAGTGATTTAATACTTTCTGAAAAGAAGGATGCCTGTTATAATAAAGTCAAGAGTCGTTATAAAGTATGGCCTAGTGCGTATGCGTCAGGTGCATTAGTTCAGTGCCGTAAAAAAGGTGCAAGTAACTGGGGCACCGGTGGCAAAAAGAACGAAGGTGTTGAAGAAGAATTAGATGAAAATCTAAACAAGTGGTTTAAAGAGAAGTGGGTACGCTTTGGTCCAGATGGTAAGATCCGTGGTGATTGCGCTAGAGGTGATGATAGTGAAGGTAAACCAAAATGCTTGCCACAAAGTAAAGCACATAGTCTAGGTAAAAAGGGTCGTGCTAGCGCGGCTAGCCGTAAGCGCAGAGAAGATCCCAATCCAGAACGTAGTGGCAAAGCAATCAACGTTAACACTAAGAAAAAGAGTAATGAAGGTATGGCGGAAAGTTCAAGTTTATCAGTAGAACAACTAGCGCACATTAGTGACAAAGCATTAGATGATGCGTATCACTATGGTCGTAGTACACCGGGTGCAAACTTTGGTTGGATGGCAAACATTCAATCAGCAAGAGCCGCTAAAAGGTTAATTGATGCAGGTGAAACCGACATCGAAGTTATTAGCGATGCTATTCACAAAGGTTGGAATGTTACTGCGGCGGCAGACTTTAAAGGTCAATTGCAGTTAGACACACCCACTCCAGAAGATAAGAAATTGAAACGTGCTAAGTTAGCAATGCAATCTTATAGTCAACTCCCAGAAGAAGAAAAAGAGAAGGATCGTGTGGTGGCCCGAGCCTTGCTACAAGCTATCAACGGTAAACAAACTAATGTAGCCGAAAGTGCTGATTATCTAGACGAAAAATAATTCGCACTGTGTTCTGACATGTAAATATTCTTATATTTTTATGAGGATTTCATGTCAGAAACAAACGAAGAAAAAACAGTACCTGTAGAAAAGGTCGAAGAAATCGCTGAACAAGCGGCGCAAGAACAGGCACCACAAGCCGGTCAAGTACAGGTAAATGTAGATTTTTTGCGAACCACTCGGGTTCATATTGCAATGCCGTGTTATGGCGGAATGCTTACTGAATCAACATTCATGTCTTTCATCAAGTGGGCTAACACAGCCCGTCAACTTGGTATCGATTGGACATTAGAAACAATGGTTAACGAATCATTGATTAGCCGAGCACGTAATACATTAACTGCAAAGTTCTTAGACATGCCCGATGCTACTCACTTGTTCTTTGTTGACGCAGACATTGGGTGGGAGCCATGGCACTTGTTAGTATTGTTGAACCGTGACGTTGATGTTATCGGTGGACTGTACCCAATGAAGTCTATGCCTATCAAGTGGGTTGTTAACGGATTCGAGGGCGCTGAAGAAGGCCCAGATCAACTACAAGAAGTAAGTAAAGCAGGTACAGGTTTCTTATTGATGAAGAAACATGTATTTGAAAAGATGAACAGTCACCCTGCTGTTAAACAATACAAGAATGACATTGGTTTAGATCCAAAGTACGATCAATACTTAAAGACCTACTTTGATACAGCAGTTCGTCAGAATCGTTACTACAGCGAAGACTGGACATTCTGTGAAAACTGGCGTGACATGGGCGGCAAGATTTGGATTGATAAACGTGTATTGCTAAGACATAGTGGTAGTTATGTATTCTGTCAAGAAAATCAAACTAATCTGATGAACACTATTGGTCCTATGTATGTGCAAGAGCGAAGAAATCAAGGATGTAAGTTGATCGATAAAGACGGCAACGAAATCTCACAATAATAAAAGCCCCGCAAGGGGCTTTTTAACGGGCAAATAGTCACACGTTTGTCACAGTATTGTCACAATTTTCTGATTAAATATTCATGTAATACTAACACACAAGGAGCCTATTACATGAAAAAACTGACAGCATTATTGAGCGCATTGTTAATATCATCAGCCGCATTTAGCGCAGACATTACAGGAGCAGGTGCCACATTCCCATTCCCTATCTATGCCAAGTGGGCAGAAGGATATAAAAAAGCTACTGGCACAGGCATGAACTATCAAAGCATAGGGTCATCTGGCGGCATTCGTCAAATCAACGCAAAGACAGTAGACTTTGGAGCAACCGATGCACCAGTCAGTGGTGAGAACTTAGACAAGATGGGACAAGTTCAGTTTCCTGCTATCATTGGCGGAACAGTTCCTGTCGTTAACTTAGATGGCTTCAAGCCAGGCGAACTACGTATCACTGGACCAGTAATGGCTGAAGTGTTTATGGGTAATATCTCTAAGTGGAATGACCCTAAATTAACAGCATTGAATCCAGGTAAACAACTACCAGATCAGCCTATTACTATTGTACACCGTGCTGATGGTAGTGGAACAACATTCAACTGGACAGACTATCTTGCTAC